TTATTTTTAATATTTGAAGAAATTATCATATTATGATATTTCTTTTATTAAAATCCACGACTCAACGTTACCATCATTAACAGCAGCTCTTAAACATGTCAATTTAACGTGCGTTGAGGCATGTGTCTCAGGTACTTCATAGCTTCCTATCAGTGTCCCACCCGCATCGTATAAGTTAAATATTATACCTCCTATCTCATAGATTGACCCTACGATGCAATCAACTGCTATTATCCGCTGATACGTATATGCATGAAGGTTCACGGTATTATTGCCGGATACGATGATATTACGCGAGTAATATCCAACTCCACTTAATCCTTCTACCTCACTATTGGTAAATGTTTTATCACCAAAAATGCGAGTACCTAGATAGATATTATTATCTGTATAAACCCCTCTGCTTTCGCTTGATATTGTTGTGTGTAAATTGGGAATTGTCGTGCCGTTAATTAAATCTATTGCATCCTTTGATGTTTTATTAATTAAACTTAACAATGTTGCCCCATTGTATGCTAATGTTCCAGTTGCACCTGTGGCAGTTGCTCTATTTATTTGATGAGTATTATGTGTTGAACCGTCTTTGAAAGTAGTTGAATATGCTGGCGAGTTAACTAATTCATCATAAGTAGTTATTTTTGTGAAATATGTATTCGTTTTTGTATGCGAATCCACCTGCAATATTTCACCACTTAAAAAGACATACCCTACGCCTATAGTTGATGACACTAACTCACATCCCTGAATAATGCAATCTATCCCTCCGCAAAGGCCGGAAACAATACTCGTTATTGCAGCTCTATACGCCTCATCATTCCAGCGAATATCGTCAAGATATATAGGCTCGCCACCGTTAAAATTAGTTATTAATTTGTTCATATCGTTTGTATTTGTAGGCTCGCCACCGTTAAAATTAGTTATTAATTTGTGTATATCGTTTGTATTTGAAAGTTTTTGTCAGCCGGATTAAATAAATTAACTGTCTTTGTAATTTGGTTTGACTGACCCACTAAATCTCTTGGTATCATAACTATATAACTTATTCCGTTATCACTGTATCCTTCATCTCTATTTTTAAAATATGTTTTATCTGCGGCCTCCGACCTATTGTATAGGTATGTTTTATCGGGATATGCCTCAGATTTATTATATAAATAAGTCAATGCCCCTGAATTTGTCACTAAATATATTCGTCTGTTTATTGGATCGTACAGATCATTTATATATTTTGTAACATAAATAGTTTGATTTGTATATTTAATAAACTCCAAAATATTTGAATTGCAATATTCTAATCCATTCCCAATTGCATAAAGAAAATTTAAAAACGTTGATTTTCTTAAAAACGCAGGGATTAAATTATTTAATATTGTCCTGTTATTTATTGTCATTGTTGTAAATAAATAATATTTTGATTAATTAATGGATATGATGGGTCTATCGCTAGATATCCTGAATTAGTAATATATGATCTTGAGCTGGTCGCTAATATATTACTATACTCCAAATCACCGTATTTGGCTTTTACTTCTTCTGCTATAGCGTCAAATACTCCTGGGGTTAATCTAATTGCATTAGTCAAGTTTGACACATAAAAAGTTCCGTTAAAGCTTAACGCATCCAAATACTGTATATAATTATTAATCGAATCAACAATTGGGAATACTGTATTATTTACAATTAATGAACCATTTAAGGCATCTGTTGGATCGCTTGTATTCAAATAAATTATTGTTGGATCAATATAAACAGTATAGATTATTTTCAATAAATCTGCACTATTATTGATAATCGAATAAACTGTACCTAAAGGTGCAATCAGCTTTATATATGCGTCAAGGGCTGATAATTGCGTGCATGTCAAAGGAGTTAATGTCTCTGTTCCTGTTGCTACTTTAATATATATAATCCCATTTGCAGAATTAACTGCACACTGCGTAATAATTAAATGCGATGGAATAATAGTTTGATAAATATATTCGTCACCATTCCAGACTAGACTATCGCCGTATTGGAATGCTTTTACTACATTCACCCACCATGCTACTGTCGCTGATTTTGATGAACTAACCTCATTTTCAATCGTGTTTTCAAATATCCATATTGCGACTGAAACAACGTAGAAAATAAGTCTCCAAATAGCTACTTTTGACGTACTCGTTAAATCAGTTAACAATGATTGAGCTGGATTTATCTGAGCGGTTGGGCTTAAATTACTTAAATTACTGAAAGTTTCCTTTTCAGTAATCATTTGATTATATATTTGCGCAATATTCCGAGCCATTATTTATGTTTTTTATACATATTTTTTAATTGTTCCATTTTGCTTTTATCGCTTCGCATTTCGTCTATTTTTTGAAGATAGTTAAACCATGGCAGTTCAGCGATATTTTTTGATTCTTCAATCACTTGCTTTGGGTTTAATTGTTGCATTTGTTGGACAACTTCAATTTTACCTTTAGCCCCTAAATCTAAGTACTGATCAACAAAATTAGGATCAAATTTATATCCAACCTGTCCAAGATCATGAACTAACTTAACTTTATTCTCAAATTTTACATCATCTTCATATTCGTACCTAAAATGCAACCCATCTAATCCTTTAATTCCTAATTTAATCATTTTAGGAATTAAATCCGTATTGGTTAAATATCTGATCTTACGTAAAAATGAACTTAATATATCGTCAAATAAATCTTGGTGTACTTCGCCCTGCGAACGGCTTGACCCTGAATCAAACATCATTGTTTGGCCTGCAAGTAATTTTGAAACCTCTTTATTTGCTAATTCAATCGCTTCTTTATAAATATTATAGGCATCCGTCCGGCTTGTTTCAATGAAATCAATATTATCGTCAGTATCCATCACCGCCCAGCCTGCATTACCCATGTTTATCATCATATTCTCCATGTTCTTTCTTCGCAGGACATCGCGTATATCCGTTGTTCCTTTTCTTAATGGCGCACCAAATAATTCAGAATACTGCCACCAAAATAAATTAACATTTTTTTTCCCAATCATGTGCGGTACGCACTTATTCAGAAGTCCAATATCCTTATTGTCAATCATTATTAACCAAGGCTCGTACTTTTTATCTTCCCTGTAATTAGTGCCACCGTCTCTCGCTGTTATATAAAGTGTATGCTTTACTAAATCCCACTCAGGAACTACATACTGACGTGCAATCTGCTCGACCGACACAAATGTATTATTTCTTATTGCGCCTAACTGAACAAGAGAAAACCCGTACCAAACACTTTCTATTACTGCATCAATCCAATCTAAAAACCATTGTTGCTCAAATATTTCATAAGCATTTTCATTTTCATTTCCCTTTTGATCAATTAATTGATATTCTTTAGATTTAATTTTATTTTTAATTGCATTCATTACACCAGATAAGTGAGCATCCAAGGTGATGTCTTTATAGACCTGCATCATTTCGGTACGATCTGGTAATAAGACACTTTCAGCTTGGTTAACGGCAGCAATCCAACGGTTAAGGTCAACGCGAATCTGAAACATTTGAAGTTTCATGATTGTGTCTTCAATCCACATTGGATTACGTGCGCCTTTTTCTTGTTTATGCGGCTCGATAATACTTGAATCAGACTTAACTATATTTGAAACAGGTTCAATCTTTTTGCGTGGCCTTCCTACTGGCCTTTTAACATTTTCTGCCATTAGTAAGAATTATTTCTTTTCATATTTCCTCCCCATGTAATATTTTGCCCTTGCTGATCGTCTACATATATAGGTAATTCAAGCATAATGTCGCCGTTTTGAATACCCATCAAAGTACCAACCGCACTTCCATCCATTTTGCGAGGCTGCCCATCGCTATTAAAAAATATACGTCTTAATTCTGGGATGTTGTTTGGAACAATTTGTGAATGAATTCGATATAATACAATATTAATCATTATGCTAACTATCTCAGCGTTACGCGGGTCTGATTGAGTAAAATACGTTGTATTATCTGGTCTATTTCCTGTTGATATTACCTTACATGTATAGACTAAGTTATCATTACATATAAGATTCCATTTAGTAATATCCCATGCGTGCGCTGTTGATATTGCAGCTTTGGCCGAATAAATAAAGCCACCGTAAGAAACACGATCCGAGGCGGAATAGGTTGCTGTTGCGCTGAAAACATTTTCTGTATATTTAAAATAATCGCCTATTGCGTAAGTAGTGCCAATAGCCCATGTCGCCCATGCTTTAAAAACTTTTACAACGTCATACCTTTGACGAATGTACATTGACACAAACTCCTGAGCGGTCACTTCTGTAAGCAGCCTCAATGAATCATCATTATTGGTTACTTCGTTGTAATCTTCAGGTGTGATTAAAACATTATAATCATCTCTAAACAGAAACATACTTATTCATCATATAATTAGTAATCAATGTGTTTTGTCCTGCAAGCATTAAATCATTGTCTTTTATTGCGTTCAACGCCCAATCAGCATCGTCACGCATTGGATTAATCCCGGTTAATGCCTTTATACGAATACCCATATTTAATTCATTTTGATCGAATCCGTAAGTATCAGAAGTTGTGTAATTATTTGGGCTACCTGTCGTAGAGCTGACCTCAAATCCAACTGTAGGGAATAATGTGCCGGGGTATTGTGTATCTGCCATATCACAAAGTAAGTATAATGAATTGTGATTTTAATTATACTATTTGCATGTTGCAAAGTATTATTTATTATATTTACTTATTAATTAATTATTAATTGATTTAATTATCATAAATATTAATAATCAAATACTTAAATTATGAAAGAAATATGGAAATCATTTGTAGTTGAAGTTGAAAAGCCTAAAAGATTACTAGGAAGTAAAACTGATACAAGAAAAATAATAGTCGTTGTTACTTTAGATGGTGAAATATTGACACCTGAAAGTTTAACAGAAAAACAATATAATGATTTGGATGCATATTATAAGAAATATTCAAAAATGAAAGTTTAACCCTCGTGCGTTTTGCATTTTTGAAAGTTAAATCAATATTTTACTTATAAATTGAAACTATAATGGATGGATCTAGAAGCATACAGAAAAAAATAATTATAAAACGGGCTGTCTTTTCAAAAGCGGATATGATTAGCTTTGCAAAATATTACCATACTAAACATTGGTCTGTGAATGGATCGCGTAATTTCAATGCAGAAAACGTATTAAATGAATGGAAAGTATTTAATAAACCTGCCTAGGCTTATTTTGACCTACGATGTAATTGTCGTAATTCCTATCACCAATCTGGTAACGATTATATTCATTTTTAAAAGCTTCGCAGATAAAGTAATCTATTGTATCAGATAAATGGCCGTACTTTTCATAAGTAATGCCAGTGCTTATATCTTTAGCTTTTTCCTTTAGTTTTGCACCATCTGAGTTTTCTTTAATAAACTGTAAATCTTCAATTGATTTAACACAATTTGAGCTTATAAATATATTTAAACCATTAATATTGCCTTGGAATATAGAGTTAATGAAGTTTCCACGCATTCTGACAGATGGGTGCGATTGAGCAACTCTTTTGTTAGGTTTGTAAAATTCGAGTTCACGCATTATTATACTGTAATCGTTAAACCCTTTCTCGCTGCGTGTGTCTTCATTTTTACCCGATGGATCGCCATAAATATAAAGACCGGATAAATGACCCGGATAAAGCCGCTTAAATTCATTACAAATCCCCTTAGTGTTATTTTGCGGTGACTTTGTAAATATCTCATTTATCTGATAAGCTGTATTATTTTCAATCTGCCATATAGTAGCGTGCATTCCGGGATTAACATTGAAATCAAAACTTAAATGTAAAACCAAATCCGATCTATATTGGTAATCTTTTACATTTCGCCAAAATTTAAACTCTTTATAAAACTCTCCGCCGGTTTCTGTTGGCTGCGGATTCTGCTGGTATAAACTTTGAAATGTTCTTAAGTTAGATTTTTGAATCATTTTTAATTTACCCAAACTATGCCTATCTGGCCATAATGCCTCCCCAATTTGCCTAATATCATTTTCGTTGTCATTAGTCTCTTTAATTGCAGGGAGTGATAGAATTGTCCACTTTTCACCCCTACCCTCATTCATTGACTTGATTATAAGCCCTGATAGATCGTTTTCATTCCACCTTGTTTGAGTAATTAGTATTCCTGAGTTATTGTGGATACGGGTAAACAATACATCGTTATACCAGTTCCAATTTCTTAACTGATAAGTTGGTGACATAGCCTCCAAACTATCTTTAACTGGATCGTCAATAATTGCATAGTCTGCTGTCGTTCCGGTTAACGCACCGCCAACGCCTACAGCTTTAAAAAACCCTGTATGGTTTACTACTTGAAATATATCTGAATTTCGCAACCATGAACTGCTAAGAGTAACGTAGTTACTCTTATTCAAGATGGTTTCTGGAAATATCTTATTATATTTTTCGTTATCAATTATTCGTTGGCAATCTCTATTGAATGAACTAGATAACTCTGAACTATAAGACGCAACTACTATTTTTGAA